ATTTTTATTTATTTCCCCGTTGACTAGGTGCGTATAAACTCATACTCTGTAATAACTTTTAAACCCACAAACGGAGAATGTCAATGTCCAAAAATAAAAAAATCAGAAAAACTTTTTCACTAGACCAAGATGCGGTACTTGTTGCCGAAAGAAGATGTGCCCATGAAGATAGAACCATGAGTAACATGGTCAATCATATGCTGCGAAAAGAAATGCGCGAAGAACTGGTTAAAAAGGCACGTAAATAATAACGCTTGGATAGGGGTATAGCTATGAACGTCACGCTAAAGCCAGACGAAGCTTTAATTCGTCAACATTTGGGGTTCTTATTCGCGCAGCTTTCCGATTACGCCGATGGGCGTATTGAGATAGCCTACGGCAACCAAGATAACAGCCCGAATCAAGCTGAAAACTTTACCGCCCAAGAAGCGGATAAAGCCGTAAAGCTGGCAATGGAAAAGAACAGCCAAGGGCGTAACGTCTATGTGGTCGGGTCTTTGCTTGACCCAGATTGCGCCCCCGCTGGACGGTCTAGTGATGCAGACTTTTATGCCAGCAATGTTATTTGGTGCGACATTGACACACCCGTCAACGCAACCGAGTTGCGGCATAAATATGCAGCCCTACCCCCGTCACTTATTGTGGTAACGGGCAGACACCCACACACCAGAACACACTTATGGTGGAAGCTGGATGAAGCCGTAACCGATGCAGACACGCTACGCGAAGCCCTAGAGGGCATCCAGCAGCATATGGGCGGCGATAGGGCGGTAAAGAACGTTACCAGCCTTATGCGCCTTGGCGGCACGGTTGCTTGGGCTAAAAAAGCGGGTCGCGTGGATGAAATGACGGAAGTTATTGTACCCAGCAACGCCAGCAAGTTTACGACAATTGACGCTATGTTAATGACGTACCCAGCAGGGTCTTTTCAGCATACCGCCGCAATCGTTACGCAAAAACCAGCCACGACTACCGTAAACCCGTTTGAAGAACGCATTGCAGACGGACGCGAGCAGTATATGCACGCAATGCTGTGTGCGGCTATCGTCAACCTTACCACCCAGTTAAAACGCTTCCCCACCCCGCAAGAGGTCTATGACGATGCGTGGCCTGTATACGAGCGCAAAGTAGCGGCGCGAGGGCATAGCCTAGACCAAGACGGGCGCGGCCAGCGTATGATGCACAGCAAGATTAACAGTAAGTTGTCTGCCTTTACCCGTGGCAAGGTGCGGGGTTTGGAAACGGTGGACGTTATCGTTTCTAAAAACAGACACGCGCAGCAGCCTATAGCAGCCCCGCAGAGTGCGGTTAATGAAAACGTTAGCGCAGATGGGGAAATTATCCCAGACGCGCCAGAAACGCAAGTTTTGCCCATTAAATGGGCTTATGATGTAACGCCACGCGCCGATGCAAATGACTTCGTCGAAGGCTTTCTAGGCAATGGGCAACTTAGTGTTATTTATGGGGAAAGTAACTGCGGTAAGACGTTCTTTGCCACAGACCTAGCCTTTCACATCGCCATGGGTAAACGCTGGCGCAACCGCCGTGTAGATCAGGGCGGCGTGGTCTATATTGCGTTAGAAGGTAGCTTCGGACTTGAAAACCGAATTGCTGCGTTTATGAAGGAATACCCAGAGGACAGTCGCGGTATGCCGTTTGCGTTTATTACCACGCAGATTAACTTTCTTGACCCCGTTGGAAAGTTGCCAAGCCTTGTAAATACCATAAACATGGTATCCGAACAGATTGGAGGGGTTAAGCTTGTCGTGATTGATACCTTGGCACGGGCTATTTCAGGCGGTGACGAAAACAGTGGTCAAGACATGGGCTTGCTGGTCACCCATGCCGACATGATTAGGGCGGCTACAGGTGCGCACGTTTGTTTCGTCCACCACAGCGGCAAAGACCGAGCCAAGGGTGCGAGAGGGCATAGCAACCTACGAGCGTCTGTTGATACCGAGGTTGAAATAAGTAGGTTCGACGATGCGGAATACAGCACCGTAAAGACTGTAAAACAGCGTGACATGGAAAAGGGTCAAGAAATGTTTTTCGGCTTGAAGTCTGTTTCGATTGCGGTCAATCGGCACAATGAAGAAGTTAAGTCTTGTGTGGTTACGGTAATTGACGAGCCAGAAGCTATCCGTAAAAATCCGAACGACACCCTGACCTCTATGCAGCAATTTGTTTATGACGCAATCGTCAATGCGCTAATTGATAGCGGCGAGATGCGTTACCCTGCTGCCGGTATGGCACAAGTGAAATGTATCAGCTACGAGCAGCTACGCAGCCGCTTAGAAGTCATGGGTTTTAAGGAGATGGTGGACGATAATAAAGCCAAAGCAGTCACCAATAATACCCGCTTGTCGCTGCGTGACAAAAACAAGATCGGGTTCAACTCTGGGTACATTTGGCTCATTAATAACGATTAATATTTTACGTATTTCGTTTAAATCAACATTTAAACGGTTTAAACGAAATATGGTAAAGTAAAACATAATAAATTAGATTAAAAGAAAAGACTAAGAGGTTGATTTATATGATTGCTGTATTTTATTACCATTTTCCAATTTGCCTAAAAGTGGCTCTGGACAACTCGGTATCAGCGTTGTTTCTTCTTTTACGCTTGCTGGACAAGCGTAAAAGAATTAAACGACGATGTCAACCCTAAAAAAATAGAAATTATCTAAATTAAAAAACTTAATACGTAAACCAAGGAGCAGACAATATGCTGAAAGATTTAACGCCCGAGCAGTACGAAACAAGCAGACATTGCGAGCGGCTGGATGCGGTCACACGCGAGTATGAAAGTCGCTGGGGCGTGGCAAGGTTAGACAAGCTAGTCAGTACTGCTACAAATGAAAAATGGCAACGGCAATGGGCGAAGATCAGCGCGGCAATTATGGCGAATGACCACGTCACGCTGGCGGGGTTGGTGGGCGGTACGGTGCGCGGCTGGGTTGCGTTGGAACAGGAAGCCGTGGCTTTGGGTCATAAACCGCAAGAGCGCGATTTGTGGTATGTTAGTGTGGATGGGGTGGAGTATGTTATAGCCAAGAGCGTAGACCATGCCAGAAACGCGCCTAAAGGCGTGGTGACGGTTGAAGAATTGGTGCGGGTGTACCATGATAGACAATCGGCGGCGTATAAAGCTAAGGATGCGAGTGGGTCAGATGCGCGGATATTGCCCAAAGAGTTTTGGGATAATGGCGGGGATACCATGCCGTTTTAGGAATAGCCGATAATTAACCCCGCCGAATTAACCCAGAGTTTTCGGCTTTTCATTAAATACATCTTGCTTATCTGGCGAATAAGTATACAGTAAGCGTTGAAAATATAAATCCAACTACCGAGGATTTTGCGGTAGTTCAAATAAACGATTAATCAGATGGAGAATTAAACATGAATGAAGTAGAGCATAGCAGCCTGCCATTTAAAATTACAAAGTCAGACCATGATAACAATGGGGCGCATTTTTATATAGACAGCAGGGTTGAGCAATCCGCAACGGAAGCCGAATTTGAAGCTGACCGCGCTTTTCTTGAGTTGGCAGCAAATAGCCATTACACCCTGACAGAGCAGAGGGGTGAGCTTTTGGCGGCTTTGAAAGACTTAGTAGCACAATTAGGTACAATTCAAGCGTTTGATAATAATGCTGTTTATTCAATGGGTTATACTGATAACCATATGGGTATTGTAAAAGAAATAAACCGCGCAAATGTTTTGATCAAAAAAGCCGAGGCCAAATCATGACCCACGGCGGTAAACGCACAAACCAAACAGGGCGGCCTAAGAAGCCTTATAAAACCAAGCGCATGAGTGTGCCAGAGCCTTTGGTTAAGGAATTTTTGCAAGTAATTTCGGCTTTTGAAAGGGAGAGAGAAGATGTTAGGAACAGACGATAGAACATATTGCCCAGTGCGGGATTATAACAATTGGTGCAAGGGTGCTAAGCCTTTATCGCAATTGGGTGTCAAACCCCGCGTCCGCGTCAAGGCTTGGAATGAGGAGCATGTTATTTGTGATGGAAAATGGGTGCCTTTGTACTCACTAGACGCACCAACGCGGCGCAAAATTATAAATAGGCGGTATAACGCGGAATTTGGAAAAGAAGTGGAAAGAATTTTTTTAATGGGCCTTAAGGGGGCAATTTTATGATTTTACAACCTATTAGGCATGGTGTATGATGGCGGGTAAAGGCTTAACCATATTTAACGAGGTATTAACGTAAGTGGCTAACCCAGAAAACATAGAAGGTCAGGGCTTTCACACGCACCCAGAGCGCAGACATAAGACTGGCAAACCTAAAGGAACACGAAACCGCTCCACAATCGTGCGTGAAGCCATTGAAGCAATTCTAAAAGGCACAGATCAGCAAGTCGTGGACAGTATGACAGCTGCAATCATCGAAAAAGCAATGGGCGGTGACGTACCCGCATTTAAGGAATTGATGGATAGCGCGTATGGGAAGGTAACTGACAAGGTTGAACAGACGGGTGCAGACGGTAAACCAATTGCCCATGATGTGAAGGTTCAGTTTATTGACTGAAATAACAATACCACGCAAGTTTAAGCCACTATTCTCACCCAAGCGTTACAAGGTGCTGTATGGGGGTAGGGGTGGTGCCAAAAGCCATAACGTAGCCCGCGCCCTGCTTACCATGGGTATGACCCGCTCGATGTTTATCGTGTGTGGGAGAGAGATACAGAAATCAATCAAGAACAGCGTCCATAAGTTGCTTGCCGATATTATCAGGCAGCACAAACTTGAGGGATTTTACCGTATTCTAGAGAATGAGATCAGGGGCATTAACGGAACAGCGTTTATCTTCATCGGCTTAAAGCACAATACGACTGACACTAAGTCCTTGGAAGGTGCGGATATTCTCTGGATCGAAGAGGCTGAGAACGTGTCAAACAACACTTACGAAATCATCATTCCCACAATCCGTAAAGCTGGTTCTGAAATCTGGGTAACCTTTAACCCTAAAAACCCCAATGACCCCACATATGTAAGAATGATTAAACAGGCCGATGAACGGTTCTGGGTGGAGAAATTCTCATGGAAAGATAACCCATTCTTTCCAAAGGAATTAAATGACGAGCGTTTGAAGCTAGAAAAAGAAGACCCCGAAGCCTATCAGCATATCTATGAGGGTTCATTTGATACCCGCCGTTCTGGTGCTGTGTACGCCAAGCAATTGCAGGCCGCTAGAACAGACAAGCGGATTACCGCCGTACCTTATGACCCATCGTGTGAAGTGTTCACCGCATGGGATTTAGGCTTTGGTGATGCGACATCTATCTGGTGGCTGCAATTCGTAGGGCGCGAATTGCGCTGGTTAGATTATTATGAGAATAGTGGTGAGCAGTTATCGCATTATGTGGCTATTGTTAAGGCCAAGTCATTCAACTACATGAAAGATGGGCATTACCTGCCCCATGACGGTGGACATGGCAATATCAGGGGCGAGAGCGTATCACGCCAGCTTGATGCCATGGGGTTATCTAACACCGTATTGGCACGAGAGACAGACATAAACCCTGCAATTGAATTGCTACGCCAAACGATAGCCTTTTCTGTATTCGATGAACGTAAATGCGCTGATGGGCTTCACGCATTGGAAAACTACGCCTATGAATGGGATGAAGAGCGCGCCGTGTTCAAATCCAAGCCCACGCACAACTGGACAAGCCATGCCGCCGATGCCGCGCGATATGCAGCCATTGCAGCGTCTCAAGTCAAGGGCAGCTTAATCAAGCCGCCATCAACCCCAAAGATATACAAAAACTATCAACCTAACGACTGGATGGGATAGATCATTTTAACCTATTGCACACCCCGTAATTTTATTATACACTCTAACCACTGGGCGAAATCCCTGCATAAATTGTTGTAATAAATTTTACCGCAGGGTTGCAAATGTCTAGGGC